GAGATTAAAAACTTCATAAAATATCCTAATGGTAAGTGGGCTGCTAAGCCTGGTATAGATATGATGGACGACCGTGTTATGTCCCTTGGTTGGGCTCTATTAATATTAGATAATGATCTAATTAGACGGTATTTTGATGTGTTGCGATTTGATACTAACGGTAGACCAGCTGAAATAAGACGTTATGACTATGATTACGGTACAAATCTTAATAAAAAGTTGTTTAGCTGGGGTGAAGAAGATGAAACCGACCAGGTTGATACCATAGTCTTTACTGAAAAAACCGGGTCAGATGATAATTCTGAGTTAGATTGGATGAAACAGAATGGTTGGACACCGGTAGGTGACTTTCAAACACATAGATCGTTTACTCCCGCTGCTAACTCATGGTTAGTTTAAATATATTCAATGACTACATACTCACAATCACCGTTTAACAAGGAAAGAAAGGATAAATTCGTCCTTGTTATACCTACTCCAAAGGTATTACGGGATGATGTATCAAAAACGGTGAGAGAAAATAAGTTTGTTAACCCAGATTCTGTGCAATTTTCAATTTACGGTAGTGTTATACCTGAAGTTAGTGTACCAGAAGTAGAAACACGCTACAGTGGTCAAAATTTACACATTACAAGTCATAATCGCCCGACTTTTCCGCCAATTGACGTAAATTTTACTATTGATAACAGATTTAGCAACTATTGGTTCATTTATTCGTGGTTAAATAAATTGCAAGACGATTATGCAGGTTATTTTAATGCAAGTAAAGATTATAAACCAGGAATGGTTGTGGAAGATTTGTATATGGCCAATTTTACCATATATGGTTTAGATGAATACAACAAAAAAGTTGTGCAGTTTGATTTTTCAAAGGGATTTCCGACCAGGATTGGAGGAATTAGTTATTCATACCGAGACCCCGACGAAATTGAGTCGTCATTTACCTTAGCTTACAGTCAGTTTACAGTTAAGCTTCTTCAAGTCTGACATATTTATTAAAAAGGTGCATTTTAGACTTTTATATCTAAAAATGCATAAATATCGATATGGCACGAAGAACTATACAAAGTCCTGGTGTAGAAATTAATGAAGTAGATTTGTCCTTGCGTCCAGCAGACAAAATAGGTACAAATATTTTCATTACAGGTTTCTCTCCTGACGGACCAAATGATGAAATTGTACAGGTATCCAGTTTATCAGAATTCACTCAGATTTATGGGGCCCCAACTAACCCAGCAGAAAGATATTTCTACCATACAGTGGCAGAATCTTTTAAAAGCAGAGCCAATATATTGGTAAATAGATTACCATATGGTGAAAGTTTAGGTTCTGGGTTTTCGAACAACTATTTTGCGACTGTTTACCCAGTTGTACCTATTAACCAAACAGCGTTTGATGCTTTAAGTGGTACCGAAAACAGTTATTTGTCAGCTAATATTGATCAACAAGGTGGTCTTTCTGAAACTCAATTCAGTCCAGCCTCAGCAGGTGATGATATTATATATTGTGTTGGTAAACCAACATTCCTTTCATTGACACAAGAGCAATATACAGCAATCATCGATGATTCGGCTTTTCAATGGAGTGACACGCCGGGTATACCAGGTAGTTTTGAAGTAGATAATACTGAATCAACAACATCAGCTCAATTAGCTACGTTGGCTAAAGCAGGTATTATTGTTTTAAATACAGCAAAAACTACCGTTAACCAAAAGTTTGAAGGTTATTACTTAAACATTGCTGATAATACAAATCTTTATGCCTCGACTGATTATGACGATATTGTAAAAGTAAAAGTTTCAAAAGACGAAACAAATAAAACTCAACAATATAGTGTTCTTCAAACCATACCTGAGTCAAGATTAAACTTCTTGTTATCTGCTGATTATAACAGTGATGCTACCCCATCTAACTTATCATTAACGCAGGAGAGTATACCAACATTTAAAATTAATACTCCTTCCTTTGACGATACATTAATATTTGGTTTATACAAATTAAGACAATCGGTATTTTCTCCTGAGGTTACAAAACTTGATTATGTTTTAGAAGAGGGTTATTTTGGAAGTATAGATTATTACAGACAAATTAATAATCCTAACGGCGGTGCTCCTATGAGTTTCTACTTACCGCAAATATTAACAAACAATAGTGTTAATTTAGCAGTTAAGATTAACAAAAACATAATGGGTAGAGGTTCATCTGGTAATCTTAATGATGATGGTACACCTAACAGAAAAGTGAGAGTAATCACAACTCAGCTTGTTAATAACTATTATGAAAGTGGTACAACAGGTGATGCAAATACTTCTTACAGAGAAATTGTAGGCTTACCTCAAGCAAACATTTCTAATATTGCCGATGGTAATTATATTTACGATGTTAATGGAAATAAAAGAACAGCAGAATTTTCAATAGGAGATGCTTCACTATTACCTGCAGGTTCTTACAGCACTACTAAAGAAACTAATAATGAAATTGGCGACTTACCCGGTAAGTTAGATAGAGTATTTGATAGATTAGCAAACATAGATCTATTTGATATTGATATCATGACTGACGGTGGTTTAAGTACAATTCAAACTACAGTAAAAAATACAGCTAATACACCCAATAAAGACAAATACTTTGATGATAGAGATGCATTAACTGGTATTGCTGGTTTAGGTACAACCGGTATTACATTAGATAGTGATGCAAGTAAAATTAGATCATCTTGGGCAACTATTACTAATAAGTTTATTAACTTTGCAAGTAATGTAAGAAAAGATTTTATCTTTATATCTGACCCAATTCGTCAAATTTTGATATCTGGCGATAATACAAAAGGTATTAATATACCAGGTCAGACATTCCCGTTAAACATTTTAACACCATTAAAACAAATCTACAGTATTATTAACTCAAATTATGCTGCAGCTTATGCATCATATGCTCAGGTTTATGATAATGGTGTTGGAGGTCAGGTTTGGATTCCATTCTCTGGTATAGCAGCTGCGAATTACGCTCGCACCGATGCAAGTTTTGCACCATGGTATGCACCAGCTGGTTTCACTAGAGGGTTGGTTGCAGTAAATGATATTGCATTATATCCAAATCAGAAACAAAGAGATCAGTTATATGATCAAGTTAATATAAACCCTGTTGCGTTCTTCCCGAGCGAAGGGTTTGTCATATTTGGTCAGAAGACACTTCAAAGTCAACCAAGTGCGTTTGACAGAGTAAATGTTCGTCGTTTGTTCCTTTACTTAGAAAAACGTACAAGGGAAACAGTGAAGTATTTCGTCTTCGAGCCAAACACCCTGTTTACCAGGACAAACGTCATAAACGTTCTAACCCCAATCTTCGAAGATGCAAAGAACAATGAAGGCCTTTATGATTATCTCATTGTTTGCGACGAACGTAATAATACGCCAGACGTCATCGATGCGAACGAATTGGTAGTAGATATATACTTGAAACCAGTTAGAGCTGCTGAGTTTATCTTAGTAAACTTCTATGCTACGCGCACTGGTACTGATTTTAGCGAAATTGTCGGTTAACCAATAGCTTAAATTAGTACATCTTCCTAAACCGGGTCGTAAGGCCCGGTTTTTTTATCAAAAGATAACAAGTAAGCATAAATAATGATATGCCAGACGTACGTCAAACAATATCTGATTTTTACAGAGTAGCAGTAGAACGTGACTTCGCAAGAGATTTTCAATTCAGAGTCTTGAGCATTGACTCAGGCGGTGCCAGTACCGTCACATTTGATGAAGATGACCTTGTGTATTGCACAGCTGCTAATTTACCAGCAAGAGCAATTACTAATGTAGCGGTACCATACATGGGGTTAAATTTTAATGTACCTGGAAATGCTACTTACCCTGGAAGTGAAGGTTATACCCTTAACTTTTATAGCGATCAAAACTCAGTACTTAGACAGAAATTTGAAGACATGTCTAGAGATATTTTTGATGACGCTACTAGTACTGGTAATTATTTTGCACCTAGACAATCTGCTGTTATCGACTTAGTTCAGTTAGATACCCAGTTAGATGCAGTTGCTCAATATCAGTTAGTTGGCGCATCAGTTAGAAATGTTGGTGAATTAACGTACAACATTTCTGGCGGCAGTGGTACTATAGTTAACTTTACAGCTACTATGGCATACCACTACTTTAGACGTCGTTAATACTTTATG